ACATCAGAAATTCAAGTTCGTAAGAACGGAACTACAACTGTTGAGGTCTTAAGTAATACTGGCGAGGCAAGAATTAGTATTGGTCAATCTGTTGGTATTGGTAATAGTTCTGTTGTATTAAGATTTGGAAATTCACAAAGCACCTTTGATATTCTCAACAGATCCACAGGATCTTTTAATCAATACATTCATGCTGGATCTTCTGGTGTAGGAACTGGAAACTTTAATTGGTTATACGGACAGACCAATGCCGAACTGATGACACTTACCTATGATGGTAAGTTGGGAGTTGGAATCACAAATCCAACAGAAACTTTTGAAGTTGTAGGTACATCAACCGTCACCAGTAATTCCTATGTTGGTGGAAACTCTGAAGTTCTTGGAACTCTTACAATTGGATCTGGTGCCAATAAAACAGTTCTAGGTGGTGCTGGTGGAGTTCTTGCGAATGTCAATCTAAATACCACTTCTGGAATTAGTACACTTGCTAATTTAAGTGTAAGCAGTGAAATTGGAATCGGGACCGCAGATCCAATTACTGATTTAGATGCAAGAGGAAAAACAGCACTATTAGGTAAAATTGGAATTGGAGCTACATCATCAAGTTTTACCCCAGAATTATATGTGAATGGTGGTGCTGGTTTTATTCAAAAAGTTGGCATCGGAACCACGGCACCATTAGGTTCTATTGAGGATCCAGCAAATGGATCCTTAAACTCTGGTTCTCTTCAAGTCTTTGGTCAAACAAATATCTACGATAATAATCTGATTATTCGTGGTATTGGTGCTGTTGGTATTAACTCGGATCTTCCGATTGGAGCACTAGACTTAAGATTCGCAAACCTAACAGCAAGTTTAAGATCTCCTGTTTATTTCCCACAACTAACAACAGCAGAAAGAAACGCAATTACACCAAGTAGTGTTGCTGCTGGTGCTGTGATCTATAACACCTCTAACACCAGACTTGAACTTTATATTGGTAGTGCTTGGGTTGGAATAGCAACACTATAATACTTGACAAGACTCTCAAATCCATGTAGACTACCTTTGTCTGGGTTGGAGATGAGAGTCTAAGCTCTTATGGAAATAACTTACAATGAGCTCAAGATGATGAGAGGTCTATTGAGACTCAAGAGAATGTACAAAGATATGAAGTTCATACCACATGGAGTTGTGGTATGGGAGGATTGGATGGAAGAAAGTTTAGAAAAAGTAGAAAAAGAACTTTATCGTATCAATCCAAAGACTCCTCGCTGGAGATAGATGTGACAGTTTGAGAACCGTCCACTGGGTCGCACCAGGGACGGTTTTCTGCTATAATAGTTTTATACGCGATGAGACCTGTGATTCAACTCCGACCTCACCAGCAGACTGCTCTGGATGCTCTTGTTGAGTATCTGAAAGGTCAAGTGATTGTTCCGACTGGTGGTGGCAAGACCAATATTGCTATTTTTGATGCGATGCGTGAGTTTCTGAAAGAGACTCCGCAGACTATTGTTGTGGTTGCTCCTCGCATTCTACTTGCGGAGCAGTTGTCTTGTGAGTTCCTTGAGTTTATCACCAATGCTTCTGTGATGCATGTTCACAGTGGCGAGACTCATCACTTTAGTAGCACTCGCCCGAATGTGATTCGTGCTTGGGTAGAAGCAACTCAAAGTCACAAATTGATTTTCACCACCTATAATTCTCTGCAGCGTCTTCAGCAGGCAGATATCCCCGTCAATACTATTTACTTTGATGAAGCACACAACAGCGTCCAGCGTAACTTTTTCCCTGCTACGGAGCACTTCTCTGCTACTGCTAACCGCTGCTATTTCTTCACTGCTACTCCTAAACATTCTCTTACTGTTTCCAAACCTGGGATGAATGATGTTGCCGTTTATGGTAATGTGATCTGTAATGTACCTGCTCCTAAACTGGTAGAAGAAGGTTATATTCTTCCTCCTAAAGTTGTTGTGAAGCAACTTGAGATGGTTCAAGACAAGCAGATGATTGCTGACCGCGACTCTGCCAACCTTCTGGATACCATTGATGAGAATGGTTTGGATAAGATTCTGATTTGTGCTCGTTCTACCAAACAGATTGTCAAACTGTTGAGTGAGTCTGACTTCCGTAAGGAGTTGACCGAGCGTGGTTATTCTTGTATGTACATTACTGCCAAGACTGGTGGTGTGATTGACGGTCAGAAGGTCAACCGTGAGGTGTTCTTTGACACTCTGAATGCTTGGGGCAAGGATTCTTCCAAGAAGTTTGTGGTGCTTCATCACTCCATTCTTTCTGAAGGTATCAATGTCTCTGGTCTTGAGGCAGTACTGTTCATGCGGAACATGGACTACATCGGAATCTCCCAGTCCATCGGGAGGGTGATTCGTCTGGGAGACACCCAGAAGACCTTTGGACTGGTCTGTATCCCAGTTTATGACCGTGTAGGTATCTCTACCGCCAAGAGCGTCCAGGCGGTCGTAGACACCGTTTTCCGTCAGGGTCAACCTGCCATTTCAGTGGTCCGCCGCTGATTTTTCTGCTATAATACTCACATACAAAGGAGGAATCCCCAATGCGTTGCAAAGTCCAACTCTATGTCGCTGGCAAGGTCTTCAATGAGATCGTAGAAGCACGAGACTATGAAGATGCCAAGCGAACTGCTCTGGCACGCAATCCAAGTGCTAAAGTTATGGGTGTCACTGCCGTATTTGGATGAGCGAAAAGTTTCTAAAACCGCATATTGATCGTCCTGGTGTTCTTGATCCAACACCAGGAGACCCACAAGGTTATGTGACAAAAGACGGAATGTGGGCAGCAGTGCCTATTATGAACTCCAAGAAGTTTGCCATCATTAACTTTGGTTCTGTAGTTCACACTGCCCAGAACTATACTGCCGCCAAAAACTACATTCTCAAGGAAATCAAAAAGTCCAAAAAGAAGTAGTGTAAATACTATAACTGAAAGCAACTCATGGACAAAGAACAGAAACGCAAGGATGCTCTTGGACTCTTTATTGAAAGTGTATTGAAACCAGACCATGAGTTGAGACAGTGTGCTCACAATCAAAAGTGTTACAATGAACTCCTTGAATGGAGACAAGAAGTGCTAGAATATCTAAACTCCCGTAGAGGTGAGGAGTTTAGTTAATGGAATCCTATTACATATGGTTACTGCTCTTTATGGTGGCGGCATACTTCATCGTAACTGATGATAGTATTGCTGCTGCTTTTTATTATGTGTTTAGGTTAGTAAAAGCATATATTCAACGCAAATGGTGGTGGTTTACGCATAGCCCCAAAAATCCTGTGGTAAAATATCTAATGTATCGTCGCTCTATGAAACTCGCAAAAGAGTTACAGAAATACTTTGACGAAAATAAATAGTCTCATACTTGGAGGAGTGTATGCTTTCTACGCAATATCGTCTGCGACTTGAAGCAATTTGTGAGAAGATTGTTCTACATGAGGAAGTCAGTTTAGAAGATATGATTTGGTGTGAAAAACTTGCCAAGTCAAATCGTTCTGCTGCTACAATTCTTCGTCAGGCAAGAAGACGAGCAGAGAATCCAGATATGAATGAAATGGATGACTTTCTCAACCAGTTAGACATTGGTGGTCTTGGTAATGAACGCTTTGGTAAACGCGGATTCGATAGTGTTGATGATATGGTCGATTGGTGGACAGAAGGCAGAGACAAACCAGACGATTGGCGTCAGAGAGACTGATGACTTACGAAGAGTTTATTCATAAAGGCACTACATTTTATATGGAAATGGTGCGTCTTGTTGATACTAAACTTAAATATCGTATGGAGTTCACTGATGAAGAGAAGGAAATACAAGAACACATTATGGAGTTTCAACACAATGTTAAAATCAATGAGTTGAGAGATAAGTTCCAAAAATGCTGGGAAATTGAAGAATGAAAGCTTTAATTCTTATTGCTTGCTTTTTACCTCTTGTTACAATATGGTTAGTGATGAAACTGTCAGTATGGATTGCTACTGTTAATATGGAGCAGAAGTATGTCAGAGATGATGCCAAACGACCACACGGACCTTATGTGGAAGACGCATATGGAGACACTGATGAAGAAGGCGAAGATTATTGAGACGAAAGAAATAATTGAGCAGGCAATCTGGCAGTGGTATTTTGACCGTGGACTTGAGGTTCCTAACTGGAAAATGCAGAAAGACCCACAATGGTGGACTGATTATTTGAAAGAACTTGACAATGAAGATTAAAGGACCTATAATACCTAGCAAATACTCTATCGTCATGGACTACAAACCCTATAGTATGGAATGGAGTCGGAAGAGGTATCTTGCCGAAGCAATCCAACAATACTTTGATACTGATGCTCCAGTGGATGTAATCCTGGACGATATTGTGGATGTGCTTGGGCAGAATGCTGCGGAGCACAAGACTCGTGCCGATAAGTTCCAAGAAGTTTTGGACGGTTTAAAAGCACTTCCATATTAAAATGAGTCTCTCTGAAAAAGATAAAATCTTTAGGGATGTCTGGCAATGTGCCTATCAAAGGCGTTATAGTGCCATGTGCAAAGGTGACTGGGAATTGTATCGGCGTGAGCACCAAACAATTCTAATGTGCCTTAAAATAGCAAAATGGACAACCTTTGATACGGATCAACCACATTATCTAAAACGATGACTGAACTCACATTACTCACATTACTTAACTTTGTTGCTGGTGACTTCTGTGCTGCCAAAGCACAAGGTATGGATACTCTCAAGTCAGTTCTTATTGCCTATTCTAAAGCAAACGATAAGTTTGGTGGAAATAATGTGAGAAGAGTAATCAATAAGTCTCCTGCGATTGAAGTGACTGCTCTTGCGGTTGTTGCTACAAAGTGCCCTAACCTGTTGTGATTTGGAGGAAAGCAATTGGGAATGTTTGACTGGGTGAAGAGTAGTTATACTCTACCAGAACCTTTTATGGGTATAAACCAAACCAAAGATATTGAGGATGGTATTGGTGGCACAATGAGTCACTTCTGGTTAGATCCTAATGGTTGGTTGTGGTGTGGCGAATATGCTGGAACATCAACATTTGAAGAAATCAAAGAAGATGATCCACGATATGATCGTGATAGAAAGTTTCTAAACTATGAGTGGGTTCCTACAGGAAAGCACGGAAAGTATAGAGTTCATACCATTACCAAATATATTGAAATCTACCCAGAACAATGGAAGGGTAAATGGGAAGATTGGCCTAGGTTGAAACTTCACTTCAAACATGGTAAACTACAAGACTATGAGGATGTAACAGGACAATGACACTCTTTCAATTTAAGCACCGTTATGACTTTGGACATGA